AGTCATGGAAAGTTTCGCGTTGTGGCAGACAGCGAAACTGGGGCGGATGTTGAGGCCGCGACAGCTGGAGTGCTACAGGGTGATGTCCTGTCCCCAGATTTGTTTAAAGCCTTCATCAACGATTTGGCTCAGTTTCTCGCGAATGCAGGCTGTACCGGGGTAAATGTCTCAGATGCGCGGAAGGCTATCCTTCTGCTGTTTGCAGACGATATTCTCCTATGGGGTGATACCCAAGCCGAACTTCAGCTACAGCTAGATTCCGTACGTGACTACTGCCGCCTGTGGCAACTAGAAGTGAGCGCCCCAAAGACAAGATCCTTCTCTCAGCGCACGCCAAGTTGGATGGTCCTCTGCAGTACGATGGCAAGGACTTGGAAGTGGTTGATGATGGTGCCTATCTAGGTGTCTCGTTTTCTGGTCAGACCGACTTTAGTGCGATGATTGATAAACCAGTCAAAAAGGCACTCAGCGCGCAGTCAGCGCTTTCAAAGATACTGACTAGCAGGCGGCTACCGATGCTCTTGAGGTACACAGTTTGGTCCGCTATGGTGCGTCCCATTTTGGAGTGGGGTACTGAAGTGTATACGCCTCCCAAGGTTGAGATCTTTGAATCTGTGCAGCGAGCGGCACTGCGCATGATTACGGGGGGTCAACTGCACACACCCATTTTAGTCTTGGAGGGAGACTTAGGTGCGTGTTCTATGCAGGCGAGGATGGACATACGCAAGTGTGCTCTGCTCGGAAAAATTCAGTTGGCGTCCGATGAGTCTCTACTGGGACAGTTGCGAGGTCAATCACGCGGGAAGAAAATTAGAGGTAAAAAAGTCCTCAGGGACGAGTTCGAGTGTCTTACAAAGGAGGTGTTGGTTCCGGCTGGCCTTCCTCGTGCTGTGGCCGCACACCCGCCCGTGGTTCGTCCGCAACCCGCAGCCGATGCTGCGCTGCATTGCCGAGCCCGAGCGCGTCGGCCGCCTGCTGGCCGAGGCGATCTCCGCCGCGCCGGTGCGCCCCGTCACGCGCGCCGCCGACGCCGCAAAGCCCGTCCCCGCCTCCACCCGCCCCGCCCCCGTCTCCGCCAAGTCCGGTGAAGCCCGACACGCGATTTTGCACTAAAAGACACCAGGTCTTTCACACCTCGATTTTTCGCTCCGCCCGTGGGCAAGAGGCTGGCACTCTGATGCTTCCTCTCCCCCAATTATTGACCGTTGTGCCGGCGTTTAGCGACCCCTCGGACCCGAGATAATTACCTCGCGGGCAGCACCCGCCTCATTGGAGTTCGAGCCTATCGTGTAGGTCGTGCTGACGGCCTCGAACCGGCAGCCAGCGAAGGCATCCCGGACGGCGGCCACGTCGTTCAGCGAGACCAGGAAGCGGCCCTTCACACGCCTCAACCGCTCGGCCAGCCGGCCGAGGTCCTCTCTGGACCACAGGCCCTTTCCGTAGTCGGTCTCCGACCCCCAATAGGGCGGGTCGCAGTAGAACAGGGTGCCAGCCCGGTCGTAGCGATCGACGAAGGCATCCCAGGGCAGGCATTCGATCGCTACCCCGGCCAGGCGCTCGTGCACGCCCTCCAACAGCGGCACCAGCTTGGTGATGTCGAAGCGGGCCGGGCCATAGGTGACGCCGAAGGTCTGCCCGGCGACTTTGCCACCGAACGCCGTCCGCTGGAGGTAGATGAACCGGGCGGCCCGCTCGAGGTCCGTGAGGGTGGCGGGATCGGTGGCCTTCAAGCGCTCGAATTCCCGCCGGCTTGTGAGCTGCCAGCGGATCATGTCCAGGAAGGCCACGTAGTGGCGCTGGAGCACCCTGAACAGGGTGACGACCTCGCCGTTGATGTCGTTCACGACCTCGCCCGGCGCTCGGAACGGGCGACGTAGGAAGACCCCTCCCATACCGACGAAGGGCTCGGCATAGAGCTGGTGCGGAATGCCAGCGATCCGGTCGGCGATGCGGTCGGCCAGGTTGCGCTTGCCGCCGATCCAGGGGGCCACCGGCCGCGCCGGCCGTGCAGGAATAAGACTCGACTCTCGCTTCATGATGCTCTCGATTCGACCCGCCCCTGCAGGGGTGGCGGGATGGCCACGGTAGGCCGCTGTGGTCGTGCGGAGCCCACTCCGCGGTTTGCACGGCACCCACCGTGCAACCCCTGCCGGCCTATGGCGCGGCAGCAGGATCGAAAATGCGCGACCGACGCTGCGTCGGAGAGGGATGCGCAAATGGTAGATACGCCCAAGCAGCGCGCCGGCGCCGGCTTCCTATTTGAACTCTTGGATGGCGGAAACTCTTTCAAACTCACCCTGCCGCCGATCGCCATCAATGCGATCGCCAGCGCACCCGTTTCCATATCGGTTGAACTGTCGATCGAGCAGCTGGACAGCCTGATCGAGGGACTTGGAACACAACGAGCAGCAGCCAGCGTTCGACAACCGCAAGAGCCGATGAGTCCGCCGCCCACGGCTCTCGATCCGAAGTGGCTCACGTCGGATGACCCTTTGACCGGCAACTCCGTCGTCCAACTTTGCCACCCGAACACGGGTTGGCTGCAGTTCGAATTCCCACCCACGGAAGCCGCTAAGCTAGGTCGCTTGCTTCAGGATCAGGCGCAGCTCGCTCGTGCACCGCGTCGGCCGAACTAGCGCCGCCGCCGCCACTACCGGTGACACGGCAAGGCCCAAATGCAGGAGAGGCCGCGCCCACGGGGGCACTACCAACTACTACCGGCTCGTCGGGGTTCAGCGTGATGACGATCTTGTTGATGTAGCTGGCTTCAGAAGCACTGGCGGCATCGACGGACCCGGGCGAAGCAATCTCCAGAGTGTGAACGATGGTATCGGCTGGCAGCCCGGCACGCGCCAGGAGATCGGCGTCAGCGAAGAGGCCATCGAGCGGGTTTAATCGGCGCGCGCCCGGCGACCGGTCGGCCCTGATCGTCGAAGGCAATGGATTTTCGAGGCGCGCTTCCTCGGCCGCCGCCTTCGCCTCGGCCAGCGCCAGTGTCACCTTCACCATCAGCGAGGTCGGCAGCTGGCGTCGGAACCGCCAGCAAATGGCGTACAGGGCGTGCCGCTGCCGCACGGTGATGGGGGTTGGCGCCCGGGCGGCGGCAACCAGCGTGTCGGCGATGCGCTGAGCGTTGGCGGACAGACCTCGGACGCCCCTAAGGGCGAACGCCGCATGCCGATCGAGGGAGGTCATCGGCGCGACATAGCGCTGCGGCCGCGGCGCGAGGCCCACGGCCGTCATGCGAGCGGCCCGATCAGCGTGCCGGTCGCCCCGATCCAGGTGACGTTCGCCGACCCGGCGACGGAAGCGCCGGCCGCGCCGCCGGCCATGGGGTCACTGCCGTAGTCTGTCCCCGTGCCACCCGCGGCGCCGGGCTGCCCCCAGTCGCCGCCAGCACCACCGTCGCCGGCATCGCAGCTATGGTCGAAGACTGTCCAGCCCTCGCCACCGTCGCGCATCACCGTGGCCGTGGCACCTTGGCCGCCGGCACCCGGACCAGTCCCATAGCCTGGCCAGCCCGGGGAGCCGCCCGGCGGGCTGCCGATCCCGACGGGCGCATAGCCCAGGCCGCCAGGCGCCACATTGTGTCCGGTGCCGCCGCCGCCGCCGCCAGCGCCGGCGTGCGCCGAGTTGCCGCCGCCGCCGCCACCACCACCGCCGCCACGCAGGGTGCCGTAACGGTTGTCGAGGGTGAGCGGCCCATTGTTGGTGTCGATCGCGGCGCTGCCAGCCTGGCCATTGCCGGTCGCGCCATCGCCGCCCCGGCCGCCGGCGCCCGACACGGTTCCGAGGTTGATCAGCGTCGGCCTGAAGCCCAGCGGGAAGCCACCCCTCACGATCGCCGGCACGCCTGCGACGGCCGAGTAGACCTCGACGCCAGGATCGATCGTGACCGTGACTGTCTGATTGCTGCGCAGGTAGCCGTTCAACCCGGCCAGGGTGCGCAGGTTGAGGTTGGCGACGTTACTGGTGATGTGCACGTCTACGGGCGGGCCCGGCGGGCCGAGCGGATTGTCTCCGCCCGGTGCGTCGCCGATGGCGTCGTACATGCGGCTGTCGTCGTCGATCGCGATGACCTCGGCCTTGTCGAGGTCCCGGATGGTGACCCCGATGACGCGCAGCGGTTTGGCATAGGTCTCGGCGGTGCCGAAGGCCGCAAGGGTGCGTTCTTCACCGCCTCCGACGTAGATGTAGGGAAGATCGCCGCCGCCGATGACGACAGCGAAGGGGTTTCCGGCAACGGCGGTCGCCGCGAACGGTCCAGCGACCTCGCCGGCGCGCGTGCGGAGCGCGATGCACTTGGCGCCAGGCGCCGACCAGTCCAGTTCTTCGGACAACACGAGCGTCCGACTGCCGGCGTCGAAATCGAGGACCTCGGCCCACTGACCCCAGGCCGGCATGTCGTGCGCGAGTCGGATCGGGTCGCCGTAGAGCAGCAGCAGCCCTTCGGCTTCGGTCGGAATGGTGACGGCGCGCCGCCGGTACTTGTTGGCGCGCGCCATCATCATGCCGACGTAGTAGGCCTGCGCTCGCTTGGTGCAGCCGAACAGCTGGACGGTCGTCGGGTTCTCGGCCGAGGAGCCCGGGAGCGTGGCCGACACCGTCGCGGGCTTCCACGAGCGCGGCTCGATGTATTCCACATCGACCTGGTCCGCCGTCTTCTCGTCGGGGAACTTGTAGGCGATCTCGATGCCGCGGCGCATGTTGCGCGGGGTGAACAGGGCCGCCGGCGCGGTGGCCGGAAGGTCGCGCACGAGCCGCACGATCGGCCCCTGGATGACCGGCTGAGCGACCACGCAACGGCCGATGCGGCTCAGGATTTCCCAGGCGGTGCTGGAGGTGTCGCATACGGCGTCGAAGGTCCAGTCGCGGGTGTCGAAATCGGCCTTGTGGGCGTAGATGCCGGCGAGGTCGACCTGCGCCTCCTCCAGCCGTCCACCGTTCTCGGACAGGCACACGTAGGCCGCCGCGTCGCAGGGGTTCCGGGTCTCCACGACGGCGGTGGTCATGCGGCCAGTCGTGGGGTTCCAGGTCGGCAGCTTGCGGGTGGCGACGAGGTTGAACTGCCTGCTCGCCGCGCCGTTGAGATTGCCGGTTGCCCTGGCCTTCACCGCCAGCAGGGTCATGCCCGGATAGGTGCGCGTGCCGGGCTGGCGGCCGCGCAAGCCGATCCACACGGCGGTGTTGCCGGCGCGCGCCGAGGTGTCCTTGGCATTGGTGCGTCGCGCACGAGCTTCATAGCGGCCGCCGGTCACGTCGACGCGCACGGTCCAACGCTGCGGCGTGCGCGTTCCCATGGTGTGGCTGACGGAGGACGCGAGGAACCAGCTGCCCGTCGCCGCGCCGGTGTCGTCGATCGGGCGTAGCTGGAAGTCGAGCTGGATCGAGCGGTTGTCGAAGCCGCCGGAGTCGTTGGCGTAGTAGAGGCCGTCAGACGCGGCGTAGTCGAATTCCACCGCGTCGATCGCCGTGCCTGCGGGATTGATCGTGAAGGGTCCGTTCCAGGGTGACCCGACCTCGCTGCCCGGCAGCTCGACGTCGGCGAGGTCGCGCGACACCAGCATCATCGGGTCGACGAGGTCGGTGTCGATCGCGGCGCCGGGCGCCACCTGTTGCCAGGTGATCTCGGGATAGGACGCGACCGGCGTGTCGCCGACGAGAACCTCGTGGATCGTGCACTCGCCCTGGGTCACCACCATCAGAAGGTGCAGGTATTGCTCGTTGCCCTCGAACGACTGGTAGGGCTGGTGCGCATAGTCCGGATAGACCCGGTGCCGTCCGAACAGCTCGGGGATGGGCTGCCCCAGTCGCGCCGAGTTGCCCTGCGCCTGGAGGCTGTAGGTCGGCGACGACTGCGCCGAGGTGCCGCCGAAGCTGCCGGCCATCCCGGCGGGTGCGGCTGGCGGCGGTTGCACGAACAGCGACACCAGACCGTAGACAACTGCGTTGAGCCCTAGCGCGATACCTGCGGAGAGGAGGCTCATACCGACAGACCCCGCAGTGAGCCCGAGGCCGAAGAAGGCTGACACAGCTGGAGCCAGATACGGGGCCACCACCGCGATTGCGAGCGCGGCCACGGCCGTCACGACGGTCAGGGGGTTCGAGCCGCCACCACCTTGCGGCAGCGTGTGCAGTCCCACGATGTCCTGTGGTCCGATAATCGTCTTGCCCCAGTCCCGCCGGAGCACGGCGAGACCGTTGTGCGTGATCACCGTCGGCCGCACGAACTCCCGGCGGCGGCGGCCGTCGGCGCCACGCACGACGGCGGTGTGACGGCGTAGGGCGCGGTGCCGGCTCACGAACCGGCGAATGGTCATCGGCCGGGTGAGCTGCCAGGTGGTCCGCTGGGTGGGTTCACAGGGGTTGTAGATGTGGTGCACGTAGCCCATCACCGCTCTCCGTCGACAGGTCTGTAGAGCCCGGTGATGCGCCATCCCGCGAGCTCGAGGTGGAACAGGCTGTTGAGCACCGAGCCGGAGCCCGCCACGCAGTGCAGCACGCCCGGAGGATCGGCAACGAAGACTCCGATGTGGTGCGGGTGCGCCCGGTGGCCCAGCATCACAGCGTCGCCGTCGCGGGCCGCACCCGGCTGGTCGATCCGCTGCCAGCCGAGCAGCGCCGGCCGCTCGCGGAACTGCCTCATCGCGACCAGCAGCGGCGCATTCAAGACCATCGCAGGGATGTCCCGGCCGAAGCCCGCGCCCTGCACATGGCGGAAGAAGTGCCAGCAGTTGAACGCCTGCGGGCCGGCGCCGGCCGGGTCGTAGGCCATGCCGATGAACTGGGTGGTCCAGTGCTCGGCGCTCACAGGCCGATCAACCCCGGGAAGCTGCGCGCCTTGTACAGCTCGCGCGGGAAGGCGACCGAGAGGTCGGCGCCGGTGTTGGCGCGCGCCGAGATCTTCATCACGCCGACCTTGACCTCCGACAGCGTGAATACCGGCGGCTTCGACATCTGCGGTCCGGTGCGATCGCCGTTCAGGTACGGCCGATAGCAAATCCGGATCGGACGGCCGTCGATGACGGCGGCATCGAGCTGGTCGACGACCTCGCGGCCGACGTTGTCGAACTCGACCTGGATTTGCGGCCGGGGTGCGATCTCGATCGGCGGCAGCGTGAACTGGAACGCCATTGCCACGAAAGTGACCGGCTCTCCACCTCTTACAGGGGCAGCGATTTCCAGCTGGGCGACGAAGTCGACGCGATCGAGGGCGACGAAGATCGAGGTGAGCCGGCCCGCGTCGTCGACGAAGGTCGGGTGCCGGATTTCCAGCGTGTGGACGATGATCTCGGCATCGTTCTGCGGCGCGGCGGCGAAGGCCTCGCGCAGGGCCTCTTCCATGTTGGGATCGGCCACGGCTAGACCCACCCGGCCTTGATGTCGATCAGCTCCAGGGTCGCGTGATCGGCGGCGGCCAGGACCTGGTTCTTCAGGCTACGAGCATGCACCCGGCGCGCGATGACGATGTTGCTGACGGCATCGCCGAAAGCGCCGAACTCGGCGGCGGTGAACGGCACGGCCGCGTTGTCGGCGGCGATGAAGGCGAAGTTGGGGGGCCAGGTAGCATTCGGCAGGCCCTGCACGAACCGATCCGCCTTCTGGACGATCGCCGCGATGCGCTGTTGGGAGTCGTTGTCGAGCTGATAGGTCTTGCCCTGGTAGGTGACGCCGGCCGCGTTGCGTGCGTCCAGCTCACGCTCGACCGCAGCCTCCTTGGCGGCCTTCGCGTCGGCCAGCGCGGGCTGGACCGGCGGCGGCGGCTGCATCGTGCCACCTTCAAGCCTCCAGCCGAAGCTCGCCTGGTCGTGCTGAATGGCGACAAAGGTCGGATGATCTTCGTAGCCGGGTGGTGGCGAAGGCGGATCCGAGTCGTACTGGACCACGTTGACCACCTCCTTGGTGGCCGGATTGACGATCACGTAGTTGCGCTGCATGGCGCTGCCTCACCAGTTGTAGTGCACCCAGATGAAGATCGCGCCGCTGCCGCCCGCGCCGCCGGCGGCGCTGTAGCCGTCACCGCCGGCAGCCCCGGCGCCGCCGGCGCCGACGGCGTAGGAGTAGGAAGCGGCGGGCGCGCTGTAGATGTGCTCGACGATGCCGCCCGAGGAGCCGCCATAGCCGCCGAGCGCCCAGCCAACGGCGTTGGTGCCGCCGCCGGCACCGCCCGCGCCAGAGTTCGCATTGGCCGCGCCGCCGCCCGATGCGTAGGCGCACGTGCCGCCGGGCCCGAACTCTGTGCTGCCGCCAGTGCCGCCAGCAGCCGAGGCGCTGGCCGACACTTCGTTCCACGACCCGGGATCGCCACGTGTGCCTGCCTGGTTGCGCACGTTGCCGCCGCTGCCGACACCCGGCGCGCCGGCCGCGATATGGGTGCTGCCGGCCCCGCCGGGGGCCGTGAGCGCGCCGAAGGTGGTGCTGCCGCCCGTGCTGCCGGGCGAGGTGTTGTTGGCACCACCACCTCCACCGCCGCCGCCGACCGCGATGACCCGCATCCACTTGGCGCCGCCTGGAAGGTTCCACGTGCCGCTGCCGCTGGTGAGCGCATGGAAGGTCGGCGCGGTCGTCGACTGGTTGGGCAGCGTCGACCAGGCGACGGCGTAGTCGGTGTTGCTGGTCTTTGCGAGCACCTGCCCCGTAGTGCCGCCGGCCGGGAAGGTCGCGAGGTAGGCCACCACCTCGGCCGCAACCCTGGCCAGCGTCTTGACCTGCGAGCCGTCCGGCAAGGTCACGATGCTGTTGGTGCCCGACGCGGGTCCCTGCACGACGGCGCGAAGGATGGCGGCATTCGTGACGATCTGCGAGATCGCGGCGGCGAGATCGGAACCGAGCGACATGGACTTCCCCTACGGCGTGTAGTGAGGCCACAGCGCCGACGGCGCCATGGCAGCGTTGAAGGCGGCGATCTGGGAGAGCAGGTACGCCTGGTCCTCGAACAGCAGGATGTTGAGCGTGGGCTCGTCGATCATGGGGCGCTCGCGAACATCGAGGGTGGCCTGAACTTCCACCCACAAGCCGTTCCGGAAGCTGGCCGGCGCCTTCCCGCTGTTGAAGCGGACGGTCGAGCTCACCAGGCCGAGCCCCATCAGGAGCGTGATCTGGAACCAGCCACTCCAGCCGACGCGATGACGCAGCCAGGCTTCGAACCAGGAGTACTCTTCCACGGTGAAGTACCAGGTGGCCTTCACGGTCGACCACGGGGCGGTGCTCCGCCGGCGCTGCCGCGGCGCGCCGACGTCGAACTCGGTGCGGGACACCGACGGATCGTCCTCGATCGTGTAGCCGCTGACGGCTGGAAGCGGCAGCCGGGCGGGCCATTGCTCCAGGGGCGGAGACGCAAGCGGGCCCGCCGGGCCCGCCGGGGTCGCCGCCGCGTAAGGAAAGCTGCCGATCGGCCTGGCGCCGTACATCGGCTAGCTCGCGCACTTCAGGAAGGCTTCCAGCTCGGCGTACCGGAGGCCGAGGCGGGTCTCGCCGGTCGGGACTTCGCGGGTCCGGGCTTCCATCACCGTCTCGATCTCGGGGATGAAGTGCTGCATCTGAGCCAGCAGGACGTTGCCGTCCTTGTCAGGCTCTCCCGCCGGGACCATGACGGGCTTGCCGTTCTCGTCGACGACGGGGAGCCATTGGCCGACCGGTTCATCCCGCTCGATCATGCGAGTGACCAGCACCGGCTTGCCGTCGACCACCTCGACGGCGCGCTCGGTGGCCTCGACCTTGCGGACCTTCGGGCGCTCGACCGCGACCGAGTACTCCTCTGTCGTCACGATCTCGTCGGCGCACAGGAACGCATAGCGCCACGGGTCGAGGCCTTCGGCTTCCAGCGCGTCGCGTACGTCCTGAGCGACGTAGCCGACATGGATGCGAGCGGCGGCGCCCTTCTCCGCGACAGACTCGGCGAGCTGGTAGAAGACGGGACCCTTGTCGAGGATGCGTCGGGCGGCACGGCGCTCGGCGTCGATGCCCGAACGCTTGCCTACCTTCGTCTCGCCGTCCGACGTGTTGATGGTGCCGGTGCCAGCGTAGATGACGCTGGCGCGGAAGCTGCCATTGCCGAGCGAGTAGGTATTGTCGACATAGGGGATGAAGTTGCCGCCGTTCTTCAACGTCCATCGGGTCGAGCCCGCGGTCTTGAACTCCATGTCCCCGCTGCCAGCCGCCGAGGTGCCCCACATCGTGATGGCGGAGCCATTGGAGTTCTGAAACCCGAAGGTGCCAGCGTCGCCGACCGCGCCAGTCAGCACCTGAAAATTTGAGGCGGCCACGTTGCCGGAAACGTCGAGCTTCTGTGCGGGCGCCTTCCCGACGCCGAGGCCGGTGGAGTTGAGGCGCGCTGCTTCCGTGCCGCTGCCGGTGTACCAGATATGCGCGCTGACAGTGTAGCCTGACCTGACTACCTGGTAGATCGCATTGGCCGCGCCATAAGAATCGTTGAGCGCGCGGAGTGTGAGCACCTGACCATTGGTGTTGAAATCCCAATTCTTCTCATCGGACGAACCGGCGGTGTTGACGATAGAGAGGCCCGTCTTCGTCGTGAGCGGCTGGTAGTGAAGGGCCACGCCGCCGACACGAAGGCCAGTCGCGACGGCCAGATAGCGTGTCACGCTCGCGTCGCCGCTGCCGTTCATCACGACTGCGCCCTGCGCGGCCAGCGCCGCCAGCAGCTCAGCGCGCGTCATCGTCTTCAGCGCCCCGACCGAGACGTCGTAGACCAGGAACAGGTCGCCGGCCGCCGTCCCCGCGCCCGTCAGGGCCGGGAATACCGCAGTGTCGTTCAGCCCCCGGATGGTCGGCGTTACTGGCATCTGGATGCTCCGATCAGGCCACGGCCTCGACGACGATGCCGAGGCCGGTGGTCTTGATGTTGAAGTTCGAATCGCGGGACGTCGGCACGTAGCGCCAGCCGATGCCCCGGGCGTAGTGCTCGGACGCATCGAGCCGGTTGAACTCGGTCCACACCGCCGACGGCGATGCCGGATCGTCGGCCGTCGTCCTCACGAACACGGCACCGTCGGCCTCGTCTCCCAGCACCGCCCCGTCCCAGCTCGGCCAGGTGTCGGCCTCGCTCGAGCGGGTGTCGAAGTCGTCGAGCATGTTGAGCACGATCGCCTCGATGTAGGACGTGACCCGGCAGTGCTTCACCGAGCCGAGGTCGATCGGCGCCAGCGGCTCGTAGTACCCGCTGCCTGAGTCCGGCTTGCCCAGCGCGTCACCCGTGGCGGGGTCCCCGATGACGTCGCCGGTGTCCGGGTTGCCGAGCAGGAACGGCTCGCCCAGGCGCACGCCGGACGGGTAGTCCCACGAGACCAGGGCGTCGACGCTGGCCGCCGAATCGAACTCGTCCGCGCCCTCGATGTAGAGAGCGCCATCCTCTGCGACGACACCCACCTTGGTCCCGGTGAATGCCGGGCTCTCGAGGGCGAACGTCAGCGTCGTGAAGTCGAGCATGCCGCCCTGGTTGACGACGGTGCTCGCGAAGTTGCCGCTGTAGTTCCCCGAGGAGTCGAGGAACTTCATCATGATGGTGCCGGTCTTGGCCGGCAGCA